GGGGATACATACAGGACTTTGCTTCTCTGCCTGATAAGCAGAAAGAACTGATCAGACAGATCAAACGAGTCAGAGTTATACTAGGACTTGCTAAGTTTGATAAAGCTCTTAAAGTTGAGGGTGACTACAACAGTGACGCTGATCTAGGTTATGTCCCTTTTATATGGGAAGTAGATAACCGTGAAGCATTTAAAACTGTTGGCGATGTCTTTGTAAAACTCTCTAAGATGAAGAGACTACCAGTTAATCACACTGTGTACGCTTCATCTGAAGAGAGAAAACTACCGAATGGTAATAGCTACTATGTGCCTAGCACAAGGCTAGATCTTACCTCTAAGGTAGAGACATCTGATAAAGATCAGGAACTCTTTGGTGATCTTCTGTCTTGGGTTACTAACTACAACCAGTACATCATGAATCAGTGGGATGAGAATGTTCATTCCAAAGAGGACATTGATCCTGCTGTTGTGGAAACTTTCATCGACATTACTAATGAAGAGAAAGTTCAGTAGCCATGAATCATAAGGCAGAACTTAAACTGCACCGATTCCTAGACCAAGCCACTGACGGTAAGAAGGTATTGTCTGACACAAACATTGATAAGATTTGTGATGACATCAAAGATGCCTTACACCGTCAGTTTGGCTCTAAGAATACTAGGAAAGAGTTCAGACTTAGGATGTCTAACATAGGCAAGCCTACCTGTCAGCTTTGGTTTGAGAAAAACAAACCAGAGGAAGCACTACCTTTTCCTAACAACTTTGTAATGAACATGATGTTAGGGGACATAGTTGAGTCTGTGTTTAAGGGACTGCTTAGACAGGCAGGTGTAGCCTTTGAGGACTCTAAGAAAGTGTCTATGGATCTAACTATAGATTCAAATATAGAGGGGACATATGACATAATCATGGACGATGCAGTTGATGATATTAAGTCTGCATCCGATTGGTCATATAGAAATAAGTTTGAATCATTTGATACTCTTGCCAAAGAAGATCCCTTTGGTTATGTAGGACAGTTGGCAGGATATGCACAGGCTTTGAATAAGAAAGCAGGTGGTTGGTGGGTTATAAATAAAGCAAATGGTAGCTTTAAATATATACCTGCAACTGGTTTAGACTTGACAAAAGAAGTAGATAAACTATCTGATAATGTAAGTGTGTTAAAGAGTAACAAGTTTAGCAGATGTTTTGATGCAGTAGAAGAAACATTCAGAGGTAAGCCCACAGGAAATAAAATCTTAGGAACTACATGTTCTTTCTGTAGATTTAAACACTCCTGTTGGACTGACTTGCAAGAGCTACCCTCTCTGGTATCTCAGGCAAAAGAACCAAAGATTGTTTCATATGTTGAAATAGGAAAGGAGAAACTTATATGACAAATAAAGAACCTACACTAGAAGAGATGGCTGAACAAATTGAGATAACTCAAAAGAAGTTAGCCGAAATGAAAAAGGCATACCACGAAAAGAAGTATGCATCATACAATGCTGCCAGAGAAGCATTCTTAATGGAGCATAAAGCTCTATATGGGAAAGAACTAGAGAGTCCTTTCACTCTCTGGTACAAGTGGTAAGTGTTATACACTTCTAAGCAGTACAAGGTAGCACGTAAGTTAGGCTATCGTAGTGGGCTAGAAGTAAAGCTCTCAGAGTTTCTTGATGAACTAAAAGTAAAATATATTTACGAGGGCATCAAGATAGAGTGGGAAGACTTGGCTTATAGGCATTACACACCTGACTTTGTGCTACCTAACGGTATCATAATAGAAACTAAAGGACTCTTCACCGTAGAGGACAGAAGAAAACACATATGTATTAAGAAACAGCACCCCAAGTTAGACATACGTTTTGTGTTTACAAGTAGTAAAAGAAAGATTAAGAAAGGTTCTAAAACTAGCTATGGAGATTGGTGTGAGAAGAACAAGTTTTTGTACCATGACAGAGTCATACCAGAGCCTTGGCTTAAAGAACGTAAAAAGAAACCACTTCCTGAACTCATAGAGTTTCCAAGGAAAAAGATTATAAGGAGTTTTAAATGACACAAGACGGATTTAAAGATTTACATTTTAAATTAGATGACCAAGATATTCTAATACGAATGCAACCCATATTAGATCACCAAAGTAACTGGACAGGCGATGTTAATTTACAAGTTATAGACTCAGTTATGAATCCTCTATCTGATAGAGACTTTAATGAGATTATGTTCTTTGCTCGTATGACACTGGTAAGTATTGATTTGCTTAGATCTGATGAAGATCATTCTAGAAAAGTGTATGAGATAGTTAAATCAGAGATGGAAGCACCAAGAGGAAAGCCACCAGTTGCAATTACTGGTAGACAAGGCAATGTAATTAAGGTAGACTTCAAAGCAATGAAAGAGAAACTAAATGGGAGTGCATGATATGGCAAAATGGGAAATGAACTGTAAGGATAAAGATATGGTAAACAGTCCACCACATTACAACAAGTATGGAGTGGAGTGTATTGAAGCTATTCAGTCAGCTACAGGAGAAGGATACGAGTATTATTTGCAGGGTAATATTATTAAGTATCTTTGGAGATACCGATACAAGAACGGTGTGCAGGATTTAGAGAAAGCACAGTGGTATCTTACTCGTTTGATTGAGATTAAAAAGAAAGGTAGTGAAGATTCTCTTGGAGATATTCTATCAGAGATGAGTGATGGTTGTTAAAGTATATCTCACTCTTAATCTAGACAAAGATGATTACCCTGTACCTGCAGACGGTGATCCTAGTGAAGAGATACAACAAGCATTAGAAGAGTTTATCTATGATATTGATGGACTAAAAGTAAAACATATTAGAATAACATTGGAGGAGTAACATGAACGACTATCAAAAATTTATTGCAATATCTAGATACGCTAGATGGATTGACGAAGAGAACAGAAGAGAAACATGGGAAGAAACTGTTCAGAGATACGTAGATTACATCACTGATAAAGTCAAAGGACACTTGCCGAAGCAACAGATCTTTGAAGCTATAAAGAACCTAGAGGTTATGCCCTCTATGAGAGCCTTGATGACAGCAGGTCCTGCCCTTGAGAGAGACAACACAGCAGGATACAACTGTAGCTATCTACCTGTTGACGATCCAAAGGCTTTTGATGAAGCTATGTATATACTATTATGTGGCACAGGTGTTGGGTTTTCTGTAGAAAGACAATATGTGCTACAGCTACCAGAGATACCACAAAGCCTAGATCATGTGGACACATGCATACAGGTACAAGATAGCAAAGAAGGATGGGCAAGAGCATTACGTAAGCTAATAGGACACCTGTATATGGGTGAAGTTCCTGTGTGGGACATGTCTAAGGTAAGACCTGCAGGTGCTAGGCTCAAAGTGTTTGGTGGTAGAGCTAGTGGTCCTGCACCTCTCATTGATCTATTTAATTTTACTGTAGCTCTGTTCAAACATAACGAAGGTAAGAAGTTATCTAGTTATGACTGTCATAATTTAATGTGTAAGGTTGGGGAAGTTGTTGTGTCTGGTGGTGTACGTAGATCTGCCATGATCAGTTTGTCTAACCTCTCAGACCAACGAATGAGACATGCCAAGTCAGGCAAGTGGTGGGAGACAGCACCACAGATGGCACTGTCAAATAATTCTGTCGTATATACTGACAAGCCTGATGGAGAGACATTCTTACGTGAGTGGACATCTCTTGTAGAATCTAAGTCAGGAGAACGTGGTATATTTAATAGAATATCTGCAAAAGAACAAGCAAAGAAGTTTGGCAGAAGAGATCCTGATCATGAATTTGGTTGCAACCCTTGCAGTGAAATCATTCTCAGACCTTATCAGTTCTGTAATCTTACTGAAGTTGTAGTACGAGAGAAAGATAAGTTTGATGATCTAAAGAGAAAAGTTATGTTGGCTACTATACTTGGCACAGCACAATCTACTCTTACTAAGTTTCCATACCTCAGAAAGATATGGCAGAAGAACACAGAAGAAGAAAGACTTCTTGGTGTTAGCCTTACAGGTATTATGGATAATGAATTAACAAATGGGAGAAAACATGGGCTTGAAAAAACCCTCACAGCACTCAGAGAAATTGCCGTTGAAACAAACAAAGAATGGTCAGCTATCTTCAGTGTTCCACAAAGCACAGCAATTACGTGTGTCAAACCAAGTGGAACAGTATCGCAACTTGTTGACTCAAGCAGTGGTATACACCC